TAAAGAAGATAAAGAGTCAGAAAACTCTTCTAAACCCCTCGTGAAGGGGGGGAAGGAAGTCGGTAACTTCTTGTCTGTAAAGTATACTGATAAGGGGGAACAGAGTGCATTCCTATGTCCTAACTGGACTGTGGCAAAGGCAATCAAGTACTTATCTGAGAATACTTCTGATGACCAAGACATGCCCTATGGAGACTCTTACTACTTCTTTCAGACTGCAACAGATGGTTTTAGATTTATGAATGTGTCTCAGATGGCGAACATAGTCTATGGTAAGATAACTGATAAGGATGCACCAGTCTTTCATCTCAGAGATGCCCCTCATGAGCTAGATGCCCCAGTAGATGCAGATACAGGTGTAGGTAAAGAGATACTAAACTACAACAAGATGAACATTCATAACACTTTGAATGGACATAAGAAAGGACTTTATGCAGGCTCCATCTCTAATTATAACACAGTTACGAAACAAATTACAACAGTTAACAGTCAATTTGACCAACAATTTAAGGTAGATGGAGAGGGTATATACTCTGGAACGACTATATCTAAAGGGATTCCATCGTTTAGATTGAGGTCAGAGACAGTCAGAGTACCAGATGATGAACCAGCAGCTGTGTCTGAGAGTGGTAAAGCAGAGGTTCTCGACAGTGCAACAGAGTTATCTAACATGGGTAACCCTATAACAGAGAGGTTTGGGGCTGTTCAGACCTTCTCCTATAGTACTCCACATGTATTCTCTAATGTCATAGAGACTGAACAGGGACTTAATGATGGTAGTATATCATCTGGCAACCCAGCTGTCAAACTGAATAGAGAAAGAGTAGAGGCTTTATTTGAGAGCAATCGTATCAATGTACAAATAAGTGGTAGGACAGACATCAATTGTGGTATGTTAATCACTTTAAGTATACCACAACCAGATGGCGTTGGCAACCAAGAAGAATCGACTCATAGTGCAGAGATGTTGATAGAAGGTGTTAAATGGGAAGGTAGTAGACATGGACTAGAGACACATCTCTCATGTACCACAGATGGATTCCAGCCAACCAATGCATTAAATAGTAATGCTGAGAAACCAGAGCTCACTCAAGATGCTCTCGGATAATCTCTGAGATGCTGAGTGCTGGCCACAGTGTTTTGGGACTCCTAGACTATTTTTGGCTGGGCATTGCTACCCCCCAAAACTTGGTGGGCAGTTAAGGGACTCCTAGAGTTTATCTGGGACTCNNCCTAATATTTTTTTAGCAGACCATTGCAACCCCATCTAAGTTTCTGGGAAGTAATTACTGAAAAAGTAAAAGCTTTTATATTATGTGGGACTCCTAGATTATATTCTGGGACTCCTAAATAAAACATATAAGGAGATAAGTATATGTTAAGAGATATATTAAATACTCATAAAGAAATGATGTTTAACTTCATGGAAGTATGTGATATGGATGAATATGGATTAGCATGGTTTTGTTTTTTAAAAGGTGCATTATTTACTGCACTGATTGTATGGATATTTTAAATTATGGATATTATATTATTTTTATTGGGAATTACAGTTGCAATGTTCGGATTACCTCTTGCAATTGGTCATATTATTAAAATCTGGGGTGATGCATTAGGAAGACATAGATGATTAGAACTTTATTAGGTGCAAAAATACATGGTTGTATCTGCACCGATGTAGATTTAGACTATGAGGGTAGTATTCTCATAGATGAAGACTGGATGGATGAGGTGGGACTCCTAGTCCATGAACAGGTTGATGTATATAATAAAACAAATGGTAACCGACATACTACATATGTCCTACCATTACCTAGAGGTTCAAATGAAGTATCAGTCAATGGTGCTGGTGCTCATTTGACCGACATAGGTGATGAGTTAATTATTTGTTCTTATATACAGTTAGATGAGAGTAATGAGACACTTCCTCTCAATCATACACCAAAAATTAAAATAATTGACCCTAAAGACCGACTTTATAGAGAACTTTTGGGGTTGGATGGATAAAAAATGCCACAATTTCAAGGATTAAAGAATAATTTTTATACTGGAGTAGTCGAAGACCGACATGACCCACTATATTTGGGTCGAGTTCGTGTTCGTGTGTATGGTATTCATACTCATGACAAGTCTATGATTGCAACTCCAGACTTGCCTTGGAGTGATGTGTTGATGCCAGTGACTTCTGGTGCATTATCTGGTCTTGGATTGTCTCCACATGGACTTGTAGAGGGTTCTACAGTCATGGGAATGTTCCGAGATGAAGAAGATATGCAGAATTTTGTGGTTTTGGGGTCATTATTTGGAAAACCGAGTGATAAATGGTTAATTCCTCAGAACGATGGGTCTAAAGCACATACAAGGAAGTCAGATGAGGGTTTTAACGACCCTAGAAGGGACTCAGTGTCCGATTATGATGGAAGTGTAGATGAACCTAAGACTGGTAGAAACTTTACTCTAAGGGCCTCTCTGGAGACCTCACCTCTTGGCAGACCGACTCTTGAGACTGCAAACCCAGTGGATGGAAAAGGTGTGGTGATTGGTAATAATGATAAGGGTGAAAGGTATCCTAGAGAGTCATATACCAAAGACCAAAAGTCCGATGTGAATGAAAATGCAATCACTGGTTCTGGTTCTACC